GACCCTACTGAATATGGGGGTCGTTGGAGAAACGCAGTAGAGTTAATCAAAGAGTCTTTAGAAGAAATTGACGCTACTTCAAAGGAACTTAAAGATTTCATAGATGAAGATTTATTGGATGCAAAGGAGAGTGGCGACCCGTCTTCCGACCAAGCAAAGAAAATTTTTGAAGGAATCAAATCTTTAAGATATTCTTCTGATTTAGTTCAAGACCCATTCGCTAAAAGATTTAAGGGTAATGTTTTGGAAGCCCTTTTGGGAAATCCCGAAATTATGGTTAAGTTTGTGCATTATGCATTGAGGAGTGATGATAACACTTTGCCCAAAGAAGTCTATGCAATAAAAGACATGCAAATGGATGATATTACAGTAGGTCTTAAGGGCCTTGACATAGAATCTGACGATATTGCCCTCTATATTATTGAGCATTATGGGGATGGAAAAGACTCGAAAGCGGTAGAAAAGAAAGTTAAATCCGCTTTAGATATGTTAGAACTTTTAATGCTCTCAAGATACGAAGAAAGTGATTTAGATGAACTTGTTGAAATAGAAGGTTTTGAAACAGAAAAAGAAGAAAAGGCTTCTATTAAAAAAGATGAAACAGAAAAATCAGAAGAAGAAAAATCATTAACAGATTTTATTGTTCCAAATAAACCAATGTATAGAATATTTGAAATTGAAGATATTAATGAATTAAAAGGATTTAGTGGAGATTGGTATATTCAAGAAAAATACGATGGTATGAGAATACAATTGCAAAAAATAGATAAATCAATTAAAGTGTTTTCTTATAATAAAAAAGACATCACGGAAAAATGTAAAGAAATAGTTAGCGAACTAAGTAAAAAACAATTTGGAGATTGTATTCTTGATGCAGAACTAATTCTATTTGATGGTGAAGATGCTTTACATAGAGCAGACACCATTTCCCATGTATTTCAAAATAAATACAAAGATGCAAAATTAAAATGTCATGTCTTTGACATTATGCGACATAATGAACAGAATCTATTAGATGAAGAACTAAGTGATAGAATGACTATTATGTTTAACAACTATTCAATGCATTCTTCTGATATTCTTAACTTTCCTTCAAAGAAAGATACTCGTCAAGCAGATAATCTAAAAGATATTGAAGAGTATGCAAAAGAGATTATGGAGATGCCTACTTCCGAAGGAGTTGTCATTAAAGATGCTACTTCTACCTATTATGTAGGAACAAGAAAGAACCCTAAGTGGATTAAGTGGAAGAAGTTTGTAGATTTAGATGTTATTGTTTTAGATAAATCAAAAACTAAAAGCAATTTATATTCCTATACTTTAGGAATTGGGCCTGTCGAAGATGAAGGTAAATTTATTCAAGAATTTCAAGGAAAGAAATACATGAATGTTGGTAAGGCTCTTAATACTAAAATTAGTGCTAATATTGGAGATATAATTAGAGTAAAGGTAGATGAAGTAAAAAATGCAGGAGAAAGATATACTCTTTATTCTGCACAAGTAATTGAGATACCCGAAGTTGAAGCACCCGATAAATTGGTGACTTTAGAAATGCTTTCTCAAGATACTAAAAAATCCTTGAACTATTCTATTGAAGGTTTAAAGAAAGGAATAACTATTACAGACCATATTCATGGAGAAGCCACTCTTATTGTTAAAGCAGACTTAGATGGGTTCACTATCTATGGCTTTGAAGAAAATAATTTAATGTCTAAAAACGCATTGATGGACTTAGATATGTGGAAACAACAAGTAGAAGAGATAATGAAAACTAAGCAAGGTAAATTAACAGTTGCTATTTTTAATTACCTAAAGCAAAATGGAGCAAAGACTCCCAAAGAAGTCCATAATTACTTAGTTAGAAATCAACCTTCATTATATGAGGACATTTTAGAAAGCGAATATTCTAAATTAAAAGATTGGGCGGAACAAAGGGATGGAATTAGTTTTGAAAATGATAAACTATTTGCAGAAGCAGATAAAATCTATCAAGAAGATGACATTAAGAAAGCCTACAAAACTCCCGAAGAATACCAAAAAGGACAATTTAGAATATACATGAGAAAGGATAACAACCTTAACATTGTGATGAAATTAGGTGATGAAAGTATCAATTGGCTTATTGATATAGAAAACGAAGAAGAACTCTTTGATATGTTTGGCAAAGCAGGTAAATACCCTGCCGAAGTTGCTAAAACAATTGACAAAGAAAAGACAATTGATAGTGGTTCTGTTAAATTAGGCATTCAAAGACATGGGTATCATGAATATTTCTTAGAAGGCAATAAGTTCCAAACAAAACTTCATGTTCGAGTTATTCCAGTAAAAGGCAATAAGATGTGGTTAGCATGGACTGGTTTTAAGCAGAAACCCGCAGACCAAGAAGGTGATGAGGGCATTTGGAACATTTATGAAGATAAATTTAGTTCAATGCAAATACCAAGAAATTAGGTGTTCTTTATATAGTAGAGGGTAATTAGGAGGGTTGAAGAAAATGACAGTTCTTCTCAAAAGGGAAATACAAGACTTTCAAATATTGAAAAGCGATGAATTAATGATAGGGGGATATGCAAGTATAGAAATCGTAGATAAACAAAACGATTTGATTACCCTAAAAGCATTAAATGAAGCAGTAAAAAAATATATGGAGAATCCAAAATTTAGAAATGTAATGACAAATCATTCAAATGTTCAAGTCGGAGAAGTAGTAGAATCATATCGAGATAAAAGTGGGAGGTTATGGAAAACAGAAGTAGATGATGTTGGCTTCTTTGTTGTAATTAAACTCCGTGACGATATAGAAAAAGCAAAAGAAATAAATCGAGGAATAAGAAAAGGTTCGCTTAGGAGTTTTAGTATTGGAGGACAAGCAATTCAGAAAGTGAAAAAGAATCACCCAGAATTAGGACAATACAATGAAATTAGCAAATTAGAACTACATGAGGTAACAATCTGCGAAAAAGGAATAAACCCCGAAGCGAAATTTGACATTTTAAAACAAGAAAAAAAGGTGAAAAATATGACAAAACTAGAAAAAGCATTGGAGGAATTGGATTCATTAATGAATGAAGTCAATGCTCTAAGAAAAGAAGAAGAAGAAGAGATGATGGATATGCCAGCAGAAGAGGAAGAGAAAGGTATGGGCGAATACATGGATGATGAAGCCAAAGCCGTAGTATCAACTCTTGATGGTGCAGGTGTAGAAATCGGAGAACCCGCAGACCGTGTTGTAGTAGATAACGGAAAGCCAAGAGCAACAGATATGCCAGTTGTTAAGGCATTTGATAGTAATGAGTTTTCAACTCTTGACCTATCAAATGAAAACATCGAGAAGGCTTACGAGGCTTTCCGACAAGAACAACTTGAAAAGTTGGCTTACGACAATCTACAAAAGCAATTTGAAAGCAGATTTGCAGAAGAAGTCTCTACAAGAGAAGACTTGTTGGCAAAGGCTGAATATGATGCACAAACAGAAATTGCTTCCCTAAAGGAAGAATTTACACAACTACGAAAGTCTCTAACTGAGAAAGAAGAAACAATTCTAAAGGCTCAAGAAGAGGCTCAAATCAAACTCCCTTCATTGGAGGAAATTTCAGAAATGGACTGGAATGACATTCATAAGATGGCAGGAGGAATTTAAAATGGCAGGATATATTAACACAATTGCAGATTTGGAAGCACAAACATACGGATTTAGTCTCGGTGGAAGCAGTAATATGCTTTTGAAAACCGCAGGGGCAGTAACAGGCATTCATGGGGGGCATGATGCAGCAACTCAAACTTCCCCAACAACAGGTATTGCAGGTAATCTTTACAATGTTCTATACGGACAAAAAGTTTGGTCAATGCTAAACAGGGAAGTAAATGCACTTTCTGTTATGGCAAAGCGACCATATACTTCAAGTGGTTGGAGAGTTCTATCAAAGCGACCTGCTGGTGGCACTGGTAATTCTCACTCTTTTACACAAACTGGAACTGATTTGGTTGGAACAGATGCTCCACGAATTGACAATATTGGTGGCGTTCCTGAAAATGCATCTCTATCAACAAGTGGAGATGGTTTGATTGCTATTGCACCTGAATATTCTACACTCTTTATGAGTCCAAAAACAGTTGCTCATCAATTCGATTTCAGCGAATTGGCTATGGAAATGGCTCAAATTGATGACGGAATTGGCGACATTAGGGCTCAAATGCGTGAAGATATGGGTAAGCACCACGCAGAAGCACAGAACCTAATGCTTGTTGCTCCTCTTGAAGCATATTTGCAAGCAGATAAGTCAAATGCAGCAGCAAATATTGAAAGAAACTATACCTCTCTTTACAAGGTTATTTCTTCAAATGCTGAATTAGACCAAATGGACACAGATAACTTCCCTGTTTCCTCAATTACCGCAGATATTAGCGAAGCATACCACATTTACGGAAC